GCAAGAAGGAGGTCAAAATGCATTGATCGATTGCGTCTAAAATTGGGTCTCTTCAATATAAGAATATGTATATCTACATCTGAAATATAAATATTCTTTAGCAATGAGTGACACAACAAGTATTGATGATCTTCCATTAAGTAGTCAAATGCCTAGTAGTGGGAATCATGGTGCACCTCTTATTTATTCTCCCAATATCGGTATTGAACAAGGTCCCGCCCATGTACCAGGAAATGTAATGAATGAAGTCGTGCAAGGCGTTCAACGTGCTAGTGCAAATGGTATGACAATGATACCTACCCGAGATATTCCAATGAACCCAAATACATTTACACACGATGATCAAGCTAGACCAAATTATGTTCCGCAGCCACGGATGGTGCACTTTGAAGACGGTGGTAGTAGCGGTGACTATATCAAAGACCATACATCAATGGAAAGTATTGTTCGCGCAAATGCACGCCAGTCGAATCAACTAGATACAATTGAAGCGATATATTATGATATTCAAACGCCTATTTTGGTGGGTGTCATGTATTTTATTTTTCAGATGCCAATATTTCGCGCACAATTGCTTCATTTTTTCCCTTCACTCTTTGGAGAAGATGGTAATTTCAAAATGATAGGTTTGACTGCTACAAGCGCGATGTTTGCTGGTATTTTGTTTATCATTATGAAACTATTAAATAAGTTGGGAGAAGGATTGCACTAGTTGTGCTATTCCTTCTTTTGTTTACGTTTACGTGTTTTTGACCCGGATGCTGATGCCGCCGCGGGTTTGTTTGCCTTCTTCTTTCCTGCATTCTCGTATGGAATATATCGAAGGAACCATTCTTCATATTCGCGCGTATCTCTCTTATTCTTCAATTCTTCATATTTTTCGGTTTTCTCAAAACGCATCGATTCTAGTGTTGGCTGTTTTCCATAACAATTAATACTGAAACGTTTCAATAATCCGGTCTGTTTAAAACGGTTGTGCTGTTGAACATCGAAGAGAAACTGTGACATACATAGAATACGATTGATGTCATAATAGATACGGTCAGCATAGATAAATGCCAAATAAAAACTCAACATTGTATCAATTGTCGCAATACGAATCGACTCGTTGTCGATCCTTATTGTATTATAGCTGTGGCATGCAAGAGGTTTGTATAAAAATGCAATGACTTCATCACCGATTCTGATATCATAGTGCTCGGAAATTACCTCGCCGATACCTTTATGTTTCGTATATTTTACACCGGTATAATTGTGATCAGTGAGTTCACGAACAACTGCTTCACAGAGATCACGTGGTTCATCTGATAGTACATCGAAATCCGGAATTTTCTGTACAATTCGGCGTTGATGCTTTGGCATATACCGCGAATACAAGATATTTGCATATCCTCCAAAGAATACTGCGCGATTTTTGATGAATACACTGCGAACAATATTATACACATCACTCTCTGCGAGTTCCTTCTCTCGACTACTTGAATAGGACACGCTTGATTTACTGACAGAGTACTCAGGGGTCGAGCTTGTATTCTTGCTTCTGCTTGTACTCGGGCTCCTGCTGCTGCTGCTGCTGCGACTACTGCTGCGACTGCTGCTGCTAGTACTGCTTCTGCTGCTGCTGCGACTCCTACTACGAGTCTTTCTGCTCTTGCTCGCACTTCCGTCCAAGTCTTTCTGTTTCATTGAATAAATAACGAATTCATCATCTTTTCCTAATAATCTCTCATATGTTGCAATTAACCGATACCGATGCGTCAGTTTATCTTCCTCAATTGTATATTTGAAATCACCGACGGTTTCCTCATGAGATGGAACTGCAAAATATAAGTGTTTCATATATGCCCCTAAGTTACGATACTTACGAATAATACCCTTGATCGCATCTCGTTTCAATGCCTTTACACTATTACTGCCTCTACTGTTAGCACTGCCGCCACGTTTTACAGACTTGGACGCGGCAGACTTGGACGCGGCAGACTTGGACGCGGCAGACTTGGACCTGGATTTCGATCTTGTTTTTGAAATACTAATTTCACCTGTATTTGCTTTTGTTGCGCCTTCAAACCCGCGCTGATACTCTATTTTATCACAATTATACCCTTTCAATGGATAATGATTATTCAATAAGGTTAAACGTTTTTGAACTTTTTCCCAACGAGAAACATCACCATCTGGGCGTGACAATTCTAAATACATTGCCATTCTGAGAAAGTCAGGTGGAGCATAACGTATTCCACTCTTGACAATTGCATCTCGAGAGATTGCCTTAAATAAATCCGGTTCCATCTGTGTAATATCTGCGATACCAGTGAAATTAACGAATACCTTGTATGTACCGTGATGAACACCGGATTTTGCTTCTACATCCTCATACCCCGCTTTATAATAAATATCCGCCAATTCTTTTGCATGATCGAGCGCATTGTCGGAATAAAAATCATAATCCGGGAGTTCAAGGTCTTTATTGTAAAACTGGGCATCTTCTGGTAGAATATTATTAATGGCAGTTCCTCCATAACAAACTAACTTCTTGTTCGCAATAAATTCTTCTACGATTGAAATGATTTTTTTCACTTTCGGATCATGAGTAATTGCTTCCCCCTTTTTTTTTTCAACAAGATCGACTGCTTCGCGAAGAATTTCTAGTTCTTTTTCGTCATAAGATACATCGCCAGCTCCGCTACCTTCGTTCTTTTTATGAGGCATAATCTTAATAATTTTAAATAATATGATAATATCTAACATATCATTAGATAATATTATGGAGTCGTGTATTGACGAACTATAATTATATGGTGATCTTGACGCCTCCGGCAGCTTCCGCAGGTCTGGATTCCATCGATGCCTTCGGATTGGGTGGTTTTGGTGCAGGAATTGTGATCGGGACATAACGTAAATCCTCTGGTTTGAGAATAAACGCATACCCTACCGATGCAAACTTATCCTCATACGCCTTCAACTTCTCATCACGTACCTCTTCTTGAAAACACATTGCGGCAATCTGACATCCCCAGGTAAAGGGGCCGTTATGACCATCATTAATTGGCCGCCCGCCTTTCTCTGGTAGTACCAGACACATATTTTTCTTATTTGCATCTTTGAATATTTGCGGATCGCCGACATTTTTCACACCAAAATAAGTGTATTTGGAAAGAAACAGCGATTTTGAGCTCATATTGATTAATTCAAATAGCTTCGTCTTTCTGTATAGCGGATTAGTTCCATCTACCATCAAAATTATTTTTCCTTTAAAGTCCAGAAGATCCTCGTTGCCTAAATCTTTTGACTGGTATTCGCGTCCATATTTTGGACCAAGTAAATATCGGGCCACTGACTTACTTTGTGAAATGATTTTCGCAAGATTATCGTACATTGTTATATTCTGTGACATCATACGCATATGAATAATAAATGGATCACCTGGATTCGGGCATTTTGATCCAGAGAATACATAATTACCAAGTACTTCGAATGCATCAGCTACCGGGATATGGTTATATGTCTCTTTATAATTGAAAGAGTTAACTGATGATGATGCGATAACCGGCTGATTCTCTACTGAAAATACTTCAAAATCGATAAAACGGCAACCGCGCGCAATCACATAAAGAAATGCATCCATGCTTACATTTGAATTCTTGAATTTATCAGGATTGAATGCATTATGGGCGGCTTTAATATAATAGTCGCGCAATTTAAACTTAGATTGACTATCGCTCGCATTGATGGATGTAATATTTCGTTCAATGATATCCTTTGTATCCGCGTCCGCATTTTCCATACCTTCTTTTACAGAGACGGCACTTTCAACAAGATCTGGCATCGTTGTTGATGAAGTTATAGAAGCAGATGCTGGCATAGGCCCAGACTGCAATCCGGATTGATGGTCCAATGCAGTTGCAGATCGTCTACGTTGATGTAATGTCATTTCATATTCTGGCGTATCTACTGTAAAATTCTCTGTAGAAAGAGGTTCTGTACTGTTTTTTTTAACGATATTTTGTACTTCTGATAATAATTTGGCATTTGCTGGATCTGTACTGAAGATTCCTGTCGTTGATACACTATTTTTTTCAGTTGCCGTTGTCGCCGCCTCTTTTTCGGCTAAGAATCCTTCATATAGTCTGGCTTGTTTTTGGTAACATCGGGTTTTAACCATCTCAGATATTTTCCATATGGCAAAACTAAGGATAATAATACCTATAAATATAAACTCTACTCGATGTTCTTTCATTTCTAATTATATATCCTATATATTTTTATATAAAGTTATAACAAGTAGAAGTATTAACCAAGAGAATACTAAAATACTAAATGACTGGTGGTTTATTGAATCTCATTGCCACTGGCAACCAAAATGTTATCTTGAATGGCAATCCAAAGAAGTCATTTTTTAAAAGTACCTATCTTAAATATACGAATTTTGGTCTTCAAAAGTTTAGAATTGATTTTGATGGGCAGAAGAAACTGCGATCGACGGAAGAATCAAAATTCACATTTTACGTTCCTAGGTATGCAGAACTACTTATGGATACGTATATTTGTGTGACATTACCGTCGATTTGGAGTCCGATTCATCCTCCCTCCAATATTTCCGATATGTGGGCTCCTTATGAATTTCGGTGGATTGAAAATTTGGGAACTCAAATGGTGAAAGAAATTGTGATTTCGGTTGGCGGTATGACGCTTCAAAAATTCACGGGGAATAACTTGATGGCAATTGTAGAACGGGATCTTGACGCGAGTAAACGGGAATTATATAATCAAATGACAGGACATGTTCCCGAGTTATACAATCCTGGATGTTCCGGTGCTCGATTAAACCAGTACCCGAATGCATATCGAACGAGTAATGTTGCTGGTGCAGAACCGTCGATTCGTGGTAGAAAAATATACATTCCGATCAATTCTTGGTTCACCCTTTCTTCGAAAATGGCATTTCCGCTCGTATGTCTTCAATATAATCAACTTCAAATCGACGTAACACTTCGACCTGTCAAGGAACTATTTACGATACGTGATGTAGGTGATCCTGGTAATTATTGGCCCGTTGTCCAACCTGATTTTACAAACCCGCTTCATCAAATGTGGCGGTTTTTATATCCGCCACCCAGTATCGATTTATCAATGAATCTATATCCTAGCAGTCGTACGGATTGGAATGCAGATGTACATCTTATGGCGACATATTGCTTTCTCTCGGACGATGAATCCAAAGTCTTCGCTGCGAATCAACAAAAGTACCTGATTAAGTCGTATTACGATTGGACGTTCAATGATGTCACTGGAAGTAAGAAACTCAAAATAGAGAACTCGATGGGCATGGTATCGTCATGGACAATGTTCTTCCAACGAAGCGACGTGAATCTTCGTAATGAGTGGAGCAATTATACAAACTGGCCGTATAATTATCTGCCATATGACATCATTCCCGCACCAATTGACGATGATTGGCGATGCAATAATACGTTTAGTGAAATCGTTACTACATCAAGTGATATACAAACCACCGCATGGAGAGATCGCGCAGATTTCGACAAAGATCAATATTACTTTGACAAGAATGGTCCCAAGAACGGAATTGGTCCTGGTATTAATCCGCGAGATAAACGTCTCACTGGACTTCACATTACCGGCGATTTTCAATCAGAGAATGAACGCGACATATTGCAGATGTTGGGGATTTCGCTCAATGGGAAATATCGAGAGAATCTATTAGACGCAGGTGTTTACAATTATGTTGAAAAATACACACGAACACGTGGTAGTGCAAAACCGGGCATTTATTGTTATAATTTCTGCCTGAACTCGGATCCGTTCGATCTTCAACCTAGCGGTGCGATCAATATGAGTAAGTTTAATCAAATTGAACTAGAAGTCTCCACAATATACCCGCCATTAGATACCGCAGCCGAAGTAAAGGTGATTTGTAATCCGACAACTCGAGAGATTATCGGTATGAATAAACCTAACGTGAATATTTACCTGTATAGTTATGATCTTCATATTTTGGAAGAACGTTATAATGTATTGACATTCTTGTCGGGTAACTGTGGATTAATGTACGCGCGGTAACCTGCATCCGATAATATTCTCTCGTATATATAACTCTATTCGCGATATAATGGCCGAAGATGATGAAGAAAAGAAAGACACCGGCGAAGAAGGCGGTGAAGAAGGCGATGAAAAAGGTGGCACGTTTAGCAAAGTAGGTGGGGTATTGGGTGGCGATGATAAAGAAAAAAATGATGAAAAAAAAGATGATTCATCTGATGAAAAACCGAAAGAGAAAGCTAAACCAAAGTCATTATTTGATCTGAATGCGTTAAAAGAATTTGGGTTGAGTGTACTTACCCTTTTTATTGAAACACTCATTATTTCGATTGTTTGCGTGAACATACTCTTCTATTGTACGCCAGAAAGTATTCGAAACAATAGTCTTAATCTTGAAACCCTCTTTCCTACCGACAGAGAAAAATGGCCGTATTGTTATACAAACGAATTTACGAAATGTGAAACAGATTGTGATGATCAGTTTGGAGGAATTGCAGACGATCCCAAACTCGAAACTCCTAAAAAAATATATCTAAAAGCGGCAATTCTTCTGGATACATATGTTTTCAAATGGTTCTGTCTTAGCAAAGAAGATGTAGAAATGATAAAAGACAGTGTAGACGAAGGTATCACGCAAGTTAATCTTTTGCACTGGGAGTTTATTAAGGCTCGTTTTAAACAATGGATAAACAATTCGTTTATATTTTCGTTTTCATCCGATCGTGCAATGTTATTGGCCCTATTTGGTTATATTACCAAAATATGTCAAAATATACCGAAAGAATTGTACACAGTTGTTTCTCCCCTGCTC